TGGTAACATTACAGGTAATTTAACAGGTAATGTAACAGGTAATGTTACAGGTGATCTAACTGGTGCATCAACAGGCGCACATAATGGCACAGTTGGTGCAACTACACCTTCAACAGGTGTATTTACTACAGTATCAGCAAGTAGTGGGTTCACAGGAAACTTAACTGGTAATGTAACAGGTAGTACAACAGGTATTAACTATGGTAACGTGACAGCAACTGTAGGTACAAGTACATTTAATAATGTTACAGTGAATGGCAATCTAACATTAAACGGTACAACAACCACAGTAAACTCAACGACAATCGATGTTACAAACTCATTTACATTTGAAGGTTCAACTGCTGACGCTAATGAAACGGTATTGGGTGTTATAGATCCTACAGCAGATAGAACAATTAATCTACCAGATGCATCTGGCACAGCGGCTTTACTAGAATCAACACAGACATTTACAGGAGCAATAACATTTGATGCTTCTGGTAACAGTGTAATAGTAAGCGATACTTTAAGAATTGCACAATCAGGCTCGGGTTTGAGAATGACCAACGTTGGTGCGTTTGACAACGACGGCAGTGATAATTTTAGAATTTACGGTACCAACAATTTATATCTACGTGCAAACGGAGAAAATGGCGGTGGTTTAAGTATTGACTCAACAAATCAAGATGTTACTATTGACAATGACTTGCGTGTCAGTGCTGGGCAGTTCTACTATGGTGGTACAGCAGTTACAGCAACAGCCACGGAACTTAATTATGTTGACGGTGTAACTAGTGCTATTCAAACGCAACTAGATGCTAAACAAGCAAGTTTAACACATAATGAAAATAGTAGTCCTTATGTTGTGACTAGTACAGATGCAACTAATAATACTAGTAGTACACTAGCAATTACAGCAGCCACATTGGGTTTTGATTTAAGTGGTGCTATAAGTTATACTATCTTTATTAATAGATTACATCTAAGATCTAGCGAAGTAAGTGTTAACACAAGCAACGGAACTTTAACATTTAGTGCTGACATTCTAGAAACATCAGATGAAATAGATGCTGTGTGGATTGACTGAATAGTATAAAACTTTTAGAGTAGACGAACTTGAGAAAAACAATAAATACAAATATAGATTAAGGGGATAAGCCAGTGGCATTTAAAGTTGTTAATAATGTAGTAGTTACAGATACAGAAGACGGTCAGTTAGAAAATTTAAGTATTGACGGCACTAGTGTACTTGTGGGAGACGGTGCTGGTAATGTAACACTTCAAAATGTAACAATAAGCAGTTCAGTAGGTATAGGATCTCTTAATATTAATGATCTAGGAGATGTTGACACCGTAAGTACGTTGCCGGTTAATGGTGATGCACTGGTATGGAATAGTACAAGTAGCGTATGGGAGCCACAAGCACCCTTTAGTCAAGCAGATTTTGATACTGCATTTGCATTAAAAACAACAACTAATTTAACAGAAGGTAGTAATCTATATTACACAACCACAAGAGCAAACACAGATTTTGATACTAGACTTGCAACAAAAACAACAGCAAATTTAACAGAAGGATCAAATCTTTATTTTACAGATGAACGTGTTGATGATCGTGTTGCTAATTTACTGGTTGCCGGTACAAATATTGTATTATCATATGATGATTCGGCAGGAACATTAACAGTTAATGCTTCATCTACTGGTGGTTATGATTTAAGTTCAAATACAACAACAGATTTAACTGAAGGTACTAACTTATATTATACAACTGCTAGAGCAAATACCGATATTGATGCAAGAGTAACAACTTCATTTGTTAATGCATTAAATGTAACAGCTGCATCTGTTCAAGCAGACAGTGTAACTTTAGGAACAGATACAACTGGTAATTATGTCGCTACAATTACAGGAACAACAAACGAAATAGAAGTTACAGGTTCTGGTACAGAAACAGCGGCAGTTACTATTGGACTTCCAAATGATGTTACAATCAGCAACGATCTAACTGTTAGTGGTAACCTAACTGTTAACGGTACTACAGTCACAGTCAATGTAGCAACACTAGAGGTTGAGGACAAAGATATTGTTGTTGCTAAAAATGCAACTACAAGTGGTGCAGCAGATGGCGCCGGTCTTATTATTGGATCATCTGTTGCTACTATGCTATATCAATCAAGTGGTGATAAGTTTGTAATGAACAAGTCACTTGATACAGACTTAATTGGTAATGCAGACACAGCAACAGCACTTGCTACAGCAAGAGCAATCCAAGTAAGTGGTGCTGTAACTGGTACTGCAAATTTTGATGGTACCGCAGGTATAAACATTGTTACAACAGCAACAAGTGATCCAACACTAACATTGGCTGGTGATTTGTCAGGTAGTGCCACATTTACTAACCTTGGCAATGCTACACTAACAGCAACTATTGCAGCTAACTCAGTAGCACTAGGTACAGACACAACAGGTAACTATGTTGGAGCAGGTGCTACAAGCGGTAACGGTATTAGTGGTAGTGTAAGTAGTGAAGGTGGAACATTTACTGTTACATCAAATGCTACAAGTGCTAATACTGCTAATACTATTGTATTCCGTAATGCCAGCGGCAATTTTAATGCTGGTACTATCACTGGATCATTAAGTGGCAATGCTACTACTGCTGACACGGCAGATACTTCTAGAGAGATACAAGTATACGATGGCGATGCAAGAAATGCATGGCATTATCCATTGTTTACAAATGGTACTGCATCAACTACCGCTGGACAACCTGTTGATAGAACGGTTTTACAATATAATTTCTTCAGATTCCATCCATTAAATGGGGATTTATCCATACCTGGTGAATTTTACGCCGGCGGCGATGTTACAGCATATTTCACTTCAGACGTAACATTGAAAGAAAATGTAGTAGAAATTAAAAATGCATTAGATAAAGTTAAATCAATCAGAGGTGTTACATTTGATTGGAAAGACGAAGTCATTGAAAGAAAAGGTGGCGAGGACGGATATTTTGTTAGAAAACAAGATGTGGGTGTTATAGCACAAGAGGTAGAAGAAGTTTTACCTGAAGTTGTTGGCACAAAAGAAAACGGTATAAAGGCCGTTAGATACGAAAAACTGGTTGCTTTACTTATTGAAGCAATGAAAGAACAGCAAATTCAAATTGAAACGCTTAGAACAGAGATAAGTTTGTTAAAAGATAAATAAAATTAAAAGGAGCAGTCAGTGGCAGCGTTACCGTCAACAGGCAGTACTATTAGTATAGGCCAATGTAGAACATATTTTGGACTTTCTGGTACAGTAAGTATTGGTAATTTAGGAACATATATTATTCCTTCAGTAACTTCAAATATTAAACTATCAGCAACCTTTGGCGGCTGGCAGAATCCAAACTGGTACGGTACAGCAACAGGATTAGCACCAGGTTCAGATGAAGGACCAGGCGTAGTTTATGGACCACCAGATGGAACTAACTCTATATAAGTGTTATCGTCATTAGACGAGTTTATTTAAGGACAGAAAAATGGCAGCTTTACCAGCAACAGGTAGTACTATTAGTATAGGCACTATTAGATCATACTTTGGTCTATCAGGAACTCAAAGTTTATTGAGTTTGGGACAGTTTATTTCACCTCAAGTGACGTCAAATATTAGACTATCAGCCACATTTGGTGGTTGGCAGAATCCTAATAAATGGGGTACGGCAACAGGTGTTGCCCCAGGTTCAGATGAAGGCCCAGGCGTAGTTTATGGACCACCTGATGGAAGTAACTCAATCTAATTAATTATGGTCAACCGCTTTTAGCGGTTGACTTTTTAATAGATTATTATATAATAAAGAAACTCTAAAATAAATTCACAGGAGAAAAATCTATGAGTATTCGCACACGTTTCGAAATTGAAACATTTGTGTTGGGTTCACACCCAACAGCATCTAGAAAAGCACAAGCAATTACAGTGGAATTAGAAGCAGCAAAAGCAGCAAACCATCCAGACCTTCCAGTATTACAGGCAGTTTATGATGACTTTGCGGCTAATAACAACGTAGAAGAATTGTTAGCAAACATTGAAGCAGAAGAAGAGCAGTATTGGGTTGAGCGTTTAGCAAAACTAGCCGCTATTGATATTCTCACTATTGGTAAAGTACAGCCAGAAACAATGCACCATATGGCCGCTCTTAGTGATGATGCCTTTGCCGCCAGTGTAAAGAGTGCTACTGTGCTTGCTAAAACATTAAACGAAAACGTTCGTCAAATTGAAGCAGAACTTGGACTTGACTTAGTTCAAGAATAATGGTAAGCATACCTAAATTTCATTATAAAACGAACACTGATGCTAGGGTTGCTATTTGCGTTCCTGTGCGTGACTTTGTAACCATTATGTTTGCAAACAGTCTGTCCAATCTTACATACAAGTGCGGACAGGCTGGTCAGAAGATTACAGTAAACATGGTCATGGGTAGTGAAGTTACTATACAGAGACAAGAATTAGTAGAACGAGCATTAGACACAGATTGTACACATTTATTATGGATTGATAGTGATATATCTTTCCCTACATATACTTTAAACGCCCTGCTATCGCATGATAAAGATATTATAGCATGTAACTATAGCACAAGGGTTCCGCCACATAGACCTGTTGCTTTTAGAAGTGAATACGACTTAGACAGCAGAGTATATGATGGAACAGGAATACAAAAAATTTGGGCAGTTGGTATGGGGTGTATGTTAGTAAAGCGAGAAGTTTACGAAAACATACCAGCACCACATTTTAGAATTTCCTGGGACGAAGTAAATGATAGTCTCATGGGAGAAGATATATACTTTTGTACAAAGGCAAGAGAAGCAGGATACGATGTCTGGCTTGAAAATGATTTGAGTAAAAACATTGCTCATATCGGTACAAAATCATATACTATAAAAGGCGATTGCAATGATTAATTTAAAAGATGTTAAATCAAGTTTATTTGAATTTAAAGGGCAAAATGTTATCACGCCCTGGGACAGATTGAAAAAATATATTTTTCAAAGTTATCCTGTATATACAGGTCCACGTATTAAATCTTTTGATGATTTATTACTCAAAGGATTAGAATATCAAACTGAAAGTGATATGGTGTGGATTGTAGATGAAACAGCAAATATCAAACCTGATTTTACATGGCATTATAGACCAAGTTCTGAAGGTAAGACTTTTATACATGAATTTCCAAGGGTAGGAAAACGAAGTGGTAGAGCAGTACGTTGGGGAGATATTAGATTAGTCCCAACAAGTGGAATTGCTTACGATAGTGTAAAAAATAAAATTATTTCTAGTTATCATGATACTGATTTTGAAATCTTTATGATCAGTTTTCATGAAGCAGAAGCAGATAGTAATTTTGCTAAATTAAAACAACGATTTCCAGATTCTCATCATGTTAAGAATGTTGAAGGTATTGGTAATGCACACAAAGAAGTAGGCAACCAAGCAACAACTGAAATGGTTTATGTAGTTGATGCAGATGCTGATATTATGGATCACTTTAATTTTGATTTTGTTCCGCCGATGTCTAATCGTAGAAATACAACTTATGTATGGAGTGCAAAAAATCCAATCAATGGTTTGGAATATGGATATGGAGGTGTCAAGTTATTTCCTAAACAGCAACTTATAACACTGGGACATGAACTTCCTGATTTTTCAACAGGCGTGGCGCATTATCAACCTGTCAGTGATGTAAGTAACATTACACGATTTAACAAAGATCCATATAGAACTTGGCGTAGTGCATTTCGTGAATGCGTTAAACTAGCAAGTCGTATCAATCCTAATCAAGTTGATGCTGAAACACAAGAAAGACTTGATACCTGGTGCACAGTTGATAATGGTGAGCGTTTCGGACGTTATTTATTAAAGGTGCTCTTGAAGGCAAAGCATACGGTGAAGCAAACAAAGATGACGTTGAAGCATTAAACAAAATCAATGATTTTGAATGGTTGCGTGAACAGTTTGTTGCTAGTATGAAAAAGCGTATCAGCGCAGACGACTAAAGAGTATCCAACCAATTAGAACCGTTCTTAGTAGAATTATTAAGGACGGTTTTTATTTTTTTTACAAAATCTTTATTGTATAATTGTGCCTTTGCTCCTGGATGTAAAGGTCTTGGCCAATTATCTATTTTAACCCAACAATATCCATCACTTTCATTATTTAAAAGAGGTAAAAATTCTTCAAATACAGAAACAAGAAAAGTATGGTATTCAAAATTCTTATCAGGACTTGTGAATTTGTGTAACGGATAAACTTTCCCTACGTCTGGTAATATCCCTATTTCTTCTTCTAATTCTCTTAATAGAGTTTGTATAGGGCGTTCACTTTTTTCACTTTTACCGCCAAAAAATCCCCAGGTTCTAGGATGACTGGTATCTCCACTTCGTTGTTGTAGCATAACTCTACCTGTATCTAGGGCTAAAAATAAACAACCACTTGCTTTAATCATTGCTATCTCGTAATGTTTCGTTAATTTCTTTACTTATAGTATCTATTAAAGATGCGTATTCTACTAGATTATTTCTAATACTATTGTGGAATGATTCTATACTATATTTTGGTCTGTATTCAGACAATACTTTGTACATTTTATAGTATGTAGTAGGATTTTTTTCATTTACATCGAAATATAAATCTAAACAGTCATTAATAGTCCAATGTAAGTTTATAACGTGTGCTATTGCATTATCTATTAAATCTTCTTGCATGTGTTTTGCTTTTACTATACGCAAATCTAGAAAATCAATTTTAATAGGATGTTTACTATTCATCCATGAATTAAAATTGTTGATATCTTCTTCTAATCCATACTTAGGGTCTAAATAATCTTTATGACTTCTATAAAAAATAGCGTATTTTATATTAGGAAATTCTGGCAAATAATCATCTAGTATTCTTGTAGATAGTAATAGGTTAAGCCATGAAACTTCTACACATATACTATCAGTTTTTGAAAGACCGGCACGGAGCATTCTAATAGTATTTAATGCACTTCCACGCTTGTTATTGAGAAGTTCGTGCCAACAATCGTGGCCATCTACTTTAATCATTATATTACCTTATAGATATAGCCGCCAGTAACCTGCTTTATACATACCTTCGTAACTGTTAAACCAATCAGAACCGTCCCACTCAAATTGATCACTAGTTGTATTATTTAAAACATAGTGTGTTGTGGCGATTGCGGCAGAGGAGTCAAAACTTACAATCCAAGATGATCCGTTATATTCAATGATGTCATTTTGATTTGCTACTAAGTTACTCCAATGTGTACTTAGAGGAAGTATATTAGTTAGAAGATATCGTTGTCCTATCGTTGCAATAGGTACACTACCATCTCCTGGATAATTCTTTTGTGGGTCTACTACTCCGTCTATAGGTGAAAGTGTATTTGTTGGTAGTGTATCCGCATCAACATCAACGATTAATGCATTTGCGTCAGTACTATCAAACGACACTCTACCAATTACATCCTCATCCACTGCTCCAGGATCACTCGTCTTTCTAATACGCAACTGACTAATGCCTTCTCTAAGTTTACCAAAGTTTTCTAATTCAATAGCCCAACTTAGAATATTACCAGCAGCATCTAAATTTGTTCCTGATTTATTATGCAAGTAAGCCTTGCCATCTTCAAATTTTAATTGTCTGTCCTGTAATGTTACAACTGTATACTGTAGAGTAGTTTGATCAAAAGATTCATTATTTTCAAAATTATCTAAATCTTCATCATCTAGGCTCCATAACTTATTAATAATATTATAAACCAATTTTTGTTGTTTAACTTTTGCAGGTGGATTGATGAAAACAGGCATTGTAAAACTTAATGTTGCGACATCAATAATATCATCAATACTACTACCTACACTTCTACTACTCCAAATAGTATTTGTCATTTCAACATAAGATAATGCAGACCAATCAAACGGGTTATTTGTAGATCTAATATTAAGTGTAGGATTAAACAAAACCATGATTTGTTCTAGCATTTGTAGTTTTTGATCCGTATTACTTGTCCAAATATCACAGTTCATAACTAGATTATAAGGAACTGGTTGGTGTCGCTCAATAGTATAGGTATTACCTATGTCATTAGTATAAGCACCAGTGGTATCGTCTACTTTCTTTTCATAGACTTGTACTTTTTCAACATATTGTTGATAAGTCCTACGATCAGGAGCCATGTTTAAGTCTGTAACATAACAACTAATAAATGGAACAGTGTTTACAATATTTTCACTATTTTCACGAGTAATGTGTGCAGCCATTCTGTTTACATCACCATAGCGAACTGGTACTTGTTGATAGATTGGAAATCCTTCATCGCTAATACCCATTTGAACACTAAACCCGCTAAAGATGCGAATAAATTGTTGTATATATCTACGCATCTGCTTATCGTAAAAGTATTGTTGTTCTTTTGTCGCCATTAGAAATCACTCTTTGGTTTAATAACTTGGCTTAGTGCCTGACGTTCTGGGAATTCTTGATTATCCACAACAGTGGTTGAATCATTATTAATGAATCCACTTGCATTGTATGTCTTATCACTCCATGTATTAGCCGTGATATTATCATATAAGCGATGCCATCTACTGCCACGATATACAAACAATCTATTTGGTGTAAAGTCTGTTCTCACAAAATAATCACCATCATTAGGATCCTGAGGGAATTGGTCTCCCTGTTTTAATGTCTCACCATGATCATAATCTGTATCCTCTTCTGGAATACCAAACAAGTGGTCTTGTAACGGTACACCGAGCGGATCTGCTTCTTCAGCAGCTTGAACAATGGCTTCACTGATATTAAGTTCT